AGCCTAATAAAGAAACATGAGCAAGAGAACCCTTATATCTCACGATATAGGGGTTTTTCTATTTGCATAAATACAAACTATGACTACAACAGTACGCGAAATTATACAATCAGCAATGAGAAAGGTCTCAATCATTCAGCCAGGTGAAGTGCCTACTGATTCAGATTTCGACATTTCCGTAGAATCTATGAGTGGATTAATAGATAGTTGGTCCAACGATAGGTTAATGATCTACACGATTAATCCATACTATTTCGTAGCAGAGCCATCTAAACAAGAATACACTCTAGGACCTGGTGGTGATTGGGATATTGAACGCCCAATGCAAATCCAAGAAGCGTATGTTAACTATAACTCGCAGATAACAGGTTCACCTGGCAATTGGGTCATTACTAATGTATCAAATACAGCAGCACTACCAATCGCACAAGCCAATGATTCACAATGGGCAAGTATTCCTATCAAGCGACTAAATGCAGTGTTTCCAACTATACTATTTGATAATGGTAACTATCCATTAAGAACAATCTATTTGTATCCAATACCAACGCAATATCAAGTTATCGTACTTTGGTTATGGCAACCACTTGATTACTATGATACTATCGATCAACCAATAGCGTTTCCTCCTGGCTATGAACGCGCATTAATATACAACTTAGCAGTAGAACTTGCACCCGAGTTTGGTAAGTTAGTTCCTGAAGATGTATTAGCAACTGCTATCAATAGCAAAATGACACTAGCAGCAGTTAACAGTTCACCACAAACTATGAGTCATGACCGTTCATTAGGTCAATCAGGTAGCGTTTGGAACTGGATTTATGGTGATACTATACCAATACCTCACTAAGAGAAAATAAATGGCTACAACAGTTCGTAAGATTATCACAGGTGCTATGCGATTGATTGGTCTAGTTCAAGCCAATGAAGTGCCTTCCGATGCTGAAATACAAGTTGGATTAAAAGCACTTGATGTTATGATCGATAGTTGGTCGAATGACTCGCTAATGATCTACACTATCAATCCATATTACTTTGAAGCAGTATCAAACAAACAAGATTATACACTAGGACCTGGCGGTGATTGGGACGTTATACGTCCTATGCAAATAGAACAAGCATATGTAGATTGGCAAACAGACACTGGTGGTGGTCAAGAAGTTGTATCGCTACCTATTTCAATAGCAAATGATGCTCAGTGGTCAAGCATTGTAGTCAAATACATTTCTACACAGTTTCCAACTATTCTGTATGATAATGGTAACTATCCTCTGCGTAAGATATCACTGTATCCTATTCCTAATCAAACAATAACTATCGTTCTATGGCTATGGCAACCGCTGCTCACCTTTCAAAGTTTAGATACTGATGTAGAGTTTCCAAAAGGATATGAGCGAGCAATAAGATTTAATCTAGCAGTAGAACTAGCACCAGAGTATGGCAGAGTACCTCCTCCAACAGTAGCATCAACTGCTATCGATACTAAAACTGCGCTTGCTGCTATCAATGCTACTACACAGTTTATGCGTATGGATCCCTCAATGGGACAGCGATCACCAACATATAACTGGTTATACAGCACTACATTACCTATACCTAAATGATTATGCACGATCTAACACATGTACAACCTACTCCTGAGAACTATGCTGAATATGTTAGTCAGCGTCGTGCTCGCACCGAAGCAGCAATGAGTCGTAGCAAGCGCATTAATGGCGGACAAATAAGAGAAAATAATCTTTCTGTTCGCATGTTATGGGACGCAGGTTATACACTTGATCCTATTACCGATACAATGATAAAGGAGTAACAATGGAGCAAAAAAACAGATTCCCTGGCTTCGTTGGCCCCTCTTATGAAAGTCGTGCAAAGCGATTCGATTGCCAGCGTCTTGTTAATATGTACATCGAACTCGACGAATCAGGTGGTGGTAAGGGTGACGAACCAGCAGTGCTTATTTCTACTCCTGGTCTAGAATATCTACAAACATTAGGTGTAGGTCCTATTCGTGCTACATACACTCTTTCTAATCAGCAACTAACTTATATCATATCTGGCAATGAAGTGTATTACATCTCAGGTGCATCAGCGATACCTTCGCTAGTAACTGGTAATCTACAAACAAGTACAGGTCCTATTTCTATCAAAGACAATGGTGTGCAACTTCTATTCGTAGATGGTACTAATGGTTACTATATAACGCTTGGACAAACTACTCTAAACTTAGTAAATGATCCAAACTTCTATCCATCAGACACAGTTACTTACCAAGATGGTTACTTCATCTTAAATCAAAATGGTACTACAAACTTCTTTATCAGCGATCTTTACTCTGTAGACTTCTTACCACTTAATCAAGCAGCAAAAGCAGGTAACAGTGATATCTTAATCGCAGTCATTTCAAACAATCGTGAACTATATCTGTTAGGCGCAAATACTACAGAGATATGGTATGACCAAGGTAGTTCAGGTAGCACACCATTCGTAAGACAAGATGGTAGATTTAGTCAAGTAGGTTGTGTAGCACCAGCATCAGTTAAAGTACTACAAGAAAGTTTCTTTTGGTTAGGCACTAACGCACAAGGTGGCGGCATTGTTTATATGCTACAAAATGCTATGCCAACTCGTATTTCTACACATGCAATAGAATACTTGATACAAAGCGCAGGATATTTAGCAGGTGCAACAGCATACTCTTATCAGCAAGAAGGCCATTACTTCTACTGCTTAAATATCCCTGGCTTACCAACTACACTGGTATATGATTTAGCCTCACAACAGTGGAGCGAGCGTCAAGATGCTATGGGAACAGCAAGACACTATGGACAAACACATGCGCTACTTAATAACGATCATATTATTGGTGACTATAGAAATGGTAATATATATCGCTATAACTTAGATGTTCATACAGACAATGGTGAAGCAGTTTTAAGACTTAGACAGACACCACATGCAAGCGACTCACTGAACAATATCTTCTACAGATTATTTGAGTTAGATTGTCAGTTTGGTACTGGTCTAGTTGATAATGGTACGAACACTGGTAATGCTGTTACTCCCCGTATGATGCTGCAAATCTCCAAAGATGGTGGTCAAACATTCCAAAACCCAATATATGGTCAAGTAGGACAAATAGGTCGTTGGTTAACTCGTTGTCGTTGGCAGCGTTTAGGATATGGTAGAGATTTCGTGTTTAGAGTATACTGTAGCGATCCAGTTAAAATACAGATGTTATCGGCGTATGTCGATGCAGAAGCAGGTGGTTCTTAAATAGATAAATATGCGTATGAATAATATAGTAAATTATGGTCACAACTATTATATAGAGGCAGTTCCAAAGCCTACTATTCGTGATATCTTTACGGTACAAAAAGTATTAGATATGATGCCACAAGCAGACTTAGATCCTGGATTAAAGCATACATTTGATCCTGCAGGAGCATATGCAAGAGAGTTATTATTACCAGCAGGATCACTAGTAGTTGGTAAAGTTCATATACATGCTCATCTTAATATTGTAAGTCGTGGACATTGCGTAGTATGGACAACAGAGGGCGAAAAAACAATAGATGCAAGGTTGAACCCAGTTACATTTGTAAGCGAACCTGGCACAAAGCGTGTAGTTTATACACTAGAAGATACATATTGGACAACGGTACATCTTACCGAAAAGACTAATTTAAAAGAGATTGAGGATGAGATTATTGTACCTGAATCAGATTTTACAGAACTAATAGAGTCAATCGACTTTACACAAATAAAAGGATTAACATTATGACATGGGTAGCCTCAGCCGTAGTAGGTGGATCAGTACTTGGTGGTATCATCAATGCGAGATCATCACAAAGCGCAGCCAAAATACAAGCAGGTGCTGCACAACAAGCAGGTCAGCAACAAATTGAAGCCGCTCGTATTGCATCAGAAGGTAATTTACAAGCAAGTAGAGAAGCCAATCAATTACTGCGCGATCAATATGCACAAACAAGGGCAGATTATCAGCCTTACATGCAAGCAGGTACTACCAGCCTAAGCGCACTAACAGGTGCAATGGGATTAGGCGGTGGTGGTCCTTATCAAGGTCAACTACAAAAGACATTTGCTCCCAGCGATTTAACTCTTGATCCAAGTTATCAGTTTAGACTTAATCAAGGTCTACAAGCACTAAAAGCAAGTGGTGCTGCTACTGGCACACTACAAACAGGTCAAGGCTTAAAAGACATCAATGATTATGCTCAAGGTGCTGCATCACAAGAATACGGTAGTGCATATGATCGATTTATGAGGAATCAAGATACTCTTTACAATAGATTATCTGGTATTGCTGGATTAGGATCAGGCGCAGTTGGTCAAGTATCAGGTCAAGGTCAAGCGGCCGCAGGCGCTGCAGGTAGTAATATCACAGGCGCTGCTAGTGCTGCTGGTAATTATAGAACAGGTGGTGCTGCTAGATCAAGCGATTATATGACAAGTGGAGCAGCAGCCCGTGCAGCAGGTATGGTAGGTGCTGGTAATGCATTTGGTGGCGGTATTAGTCAAGGTCTTAATAACTGGATGACACTGCAATATCTTAACAAAGCAATGCCTGGAACAAGACCAGCAGTAAGTCCTACATCACAATCAGTAGAATAAGGATAAAACATGCCAATTAAACCCGAAATATCATTACAAGCGCAAGCCCCACAACTAGATCCATTTACTGGTATCGAACGTGGCATGAAGTTGCAGCAACTTGCAATGCAACCTGCTATCTTAGAACAACAATTAGCAACTGCAAAGCAAGCAGAAGCAACTAGCAGAGCAGCACAAATGACTAGTGAAGCACAACTTCCTGGCGTTACAGCGGAAGCAGCAGGTAAAGTAAGAGCAGAACGCCAAAGGAATGTAGCAATAAAAGCAGCACAAGATGCGTTTGATTTAGATGAAAAGGGTAATCCAGTAATTGATACACAAACAGGACAACCAAAGTTTAATCTTAACAAATACCAATATGGATTACACAAAGCAGGTCTAGTAGATGAAGCATTCAAAGTTGCTGGAACTGCATTAAAGCAAAGTACTGATGTATATAACTTTGCTGCTGGTGTTAGAAACGATGTAGCACTTGCTGCACAAGCAGCATATGATAGAACACCTGGTACTCCACAAGAAAAACAAAAAGCAGCAGAAAAAACTTGGGCTGATTTAAGTAGTCGCGCTGTAGCAGCAAGCCAACAGGGACAGTTTCCATTAAGTCCAGATCAGTTTAAATATACTCCTGGCTTAGAAAAAGCATTATACACAGCGGCTATTAATCCACAAGCACAAGAAGTATTAAAACAAGGCATGGCAGGACAAGATATTCAGCGTGATCAACTAGCATTACAAACAGCACAGTTTGATAATAGTAAAATAACTAATTTTACAGATGAAGCAAGTATGGATCCCAACAGCCCACAAAGTCAAATGGCTCGTCAAATTGCAAGAAACGCAGGTTTGCAAGTAAGTGATGGCATGAGTGTTGGTGAAATGATGCGACAACCTTTATATAAAGACGCATTAAGTAGTACAGGTGCTGCCGTTGGTGCGGCAAGAAACGCTGCATTAGGTCAAGTTACATTATATGAAAGCGCAAGCAAAGCAGTAGAAAATGCTAAAGATGTATTAGCAAAAAATAAAATAACTCCTTTAAATTTACTACAAAATAAAATTGATCAAAAACTAATGGATAATCCTAAATTATCAGCATTGCGCGGACAACTATTACAACTACCTCCTGGATTAGTTACTGAAGGTATGAGTTATGAAAGTTTGAAAGCCGTATTAGATGCTCAGGCTAGTCATGCAAAATCAAATGTAGAAATTGCAGGTGGCGGTGGCGCTCCAGGCAGAACTACAGCACCAAAAGCAGGTGAAACAGGTGGTGGTAAATTTGTGACAGGTAAGATTTATACTGATGCACAAGGTAATAAAGCAAGATGGAATGGTAAATCATTTGAAGAGGTTAAATAATGGCTTTTGATCCTGAAACAGCAACAGAATTTAAGATTGATATTCCAAAAGATATCATACGCTTTGGCGGCGGTACTGGTGGCGAAGCAAACTTTCGCAGATTAGCACCCAGTGTTCAACAGCAATTAATCGATGCTAGTGCAGATTATTATACTCAAACTGGTCGTCCTCTGCATATTACTAGTGGTCATAGAACTAGACAAGATCAAGAACGCTTATATAATGAAACTGTTGCTGCTGGCAGACCTGGGAAAGGCCCTGAAGGTTATCCAGTAGCCAAACCTGGTGAAAGCAAACATGAACAAGGTATTGTTGTAGATGTACTACAAGGTAGAAATGATCCAGTCGCGCTAAACATTTTAAGTAAGCGTGGATTTGCAAATAATGTTAAAAATGATGCAGTGCATTTTGAATATACAGGTAAACCAGTATCATTTCAACCAGTAGCAACTCAAGCACAAGCGCCCGCAGCACAACCACAAGTACCTGCAGGTATAAAATTTGATCCTACAAGTGCTCAAGAATTTGTAGAACCTCAGCCACAACCAGAAGCCCCATCGACAGAAAATCAAGTAATGGCAGGTATTAGTGGCTTTGGTAAGGGAGCAACTGCTGGACTTATTCAGTACCCACAAGCCTTAGCATTAAGGGCTACAAGAGCAGTAACTGGTGGTGCCCCAACTACATTCAGTCAAGCACTACAAGATGTTAGGCAAAGTCAAGGTCAACTACAACAAGAAAATCCATTAACATATGGTGTAGGTGAAGTTGGAGGTACTATTGCTGGATTAGGTAAGGCTGCTAAAGTTGTTGGATTAGGTGCTAATCCTGTACAGCGATTAGCAGGTTTAGCAGGTGTGCAAGCAGGCATAAGCAAAGCAACTGAAAGTCCAGAAACTACAGCAGCACAAGCAATTGAAAGTGGTGGTATGTCAACTGCTGGAGCATTAGCATTAGGTGGCGCTGGTAAAGCAGTAGAAGCAGGATTAAGTAAATATGGTGAAAGAACACTTAGTAAATCAGTACAAACACTTGTTGATGCTGGAACACCCGAAGCACGACAAGGACTTTTAGCAACTTTTGGTCCCGCATATAAGTCAGTAAAAGAAATAGCAAGAGATCAAAAACCTACAATGGAAAGTGTAAGGGCACAAATATTAAAAGATGCGCCTGAATTAGCGACAGCAAATAAAGTAACAGGAGAACTTAAAGTACCTGCGTCACTTGTATTAAATCAATACAAAAAAAGTTTATCAGCGTGGGAAAAAAGTAATGCTGGATTAAAAGATATTGAAACCTTTGCACAAAGATATGCAGATAATCCTGCTTTGCTACAAAAATATGTTTCAGGCGCGGCTGCTGAATCTACTACAGGTTTCGCTCTAGGTGTACGAAATGCTGCTGATAGGTTACAAAGTTTAAATGCTCAGGCATTTGGACAGCAACTTGTAGGTCAGGCCCTTACTCTAGGTGGATTAGGAGGTCTAGGTGCTGGCGCAGGTGCATTATATGGTTACGCAACTGGGCAAGATCCACTTTCTTATGCTATAGGTGGGGGAGGTGCATTACCTTTAGCAGTAGCCGGAGCGAAATTTGGTGGCACAAGACAATTTCTTAATCCAACTCAAATGGGATCAATGGGTGGATCAGCAGTTGGGTCACAAGGTTATAGATTGTCTGACCTGATTAACCGCAAGTAAATTACCGTGAAAAGAGAATCAAAACAGTGCCAAGAATACATGTAACAAAAAACCAAAGTACAGCAGAAAACATTAATACAATAAAACGATGCAACATGATTTACCCCTTAAGTTTCAGTGTATAAGTATTATAGCATAACTAGGAATTAAAGTCAAATATGGCTACCGTAAAACTATCAGCACAATATAACTGGCCCCAATTCACTGATAGTTCAGGTCTTCTACTATCAGGTGGTAAGATATACACTTATGCAGAAGACAGTACCACAGTCAAGCAAACTACATATTCTACAGTAGAAGGTATTGTTCCCAATCCAAACCCTATAGTATTAGACAGTTCAGGTAGATTACCCAATCCTATATGGTTAGTAGATGGTGTAAAGTATAACATCGTAGTTAAAACTAACCAAGACCAATTAGTCACAAGTCAAAACAAAGTTGAAGGTGTTAAAGTAGCACAAACAGGTAATGTTGGACTGTCACCTATTTACAATGATCGCGTGTTTAAAAGCAATGATGGTAAGATATTGGCAAATGGTAAAGTCTTTACATATGCTACTAATACATTCACGCTAAAGCAAACTGCATATACAAATAACAGTGTAGGTAACACAGTACCTTTATCCAATCCAATAACACTTACTGCTCAAGGTACACTGCCATCACCACTTTATTTGAGCGTAGGTAAAAAGTATAACATTGTTCTAACTGAACCAAATGGTACTACCATTCTACAAACTACCGATCCAGTAGAACCTATTCCATCACAGTATTATACATCTGCGATATATCCATTCTCTTACCTAGATAATATTCGTGCGGTATCAAGCAGATTACAAAATGGTGTTATGTGGGGACTAGCAACTGAGTATATTGGTAGTAGTAGCGCACTTGCAGCAGGCGAACTTATCGATACTATCGTGTATGTACCATATACTATGCAGATAGAAGATATTACTTCTTCTTCAGGGTTACAAGATGGTACTTTAGTAGTAGAAGTTAATCCAGTACCATACACTATGCAGACAGAGAATATAGATGCAAGTTCGCTATTAAATACTGGAACACTTGTTGTAACGATTAACTATGTAGAGTCAACTTTCAACATAGAAAATATAGATTCATCTTCTAGCCTAGAATCAGGCACACTTATATAGGAATTAAAATGATAAACTTACACACAAAACTGTCAGGCGAGTACAAAATAGTTATC